GACCAACTAGATATGCAATACTGGGATAGCGTCAACGACACAACGACATGGAAAGACCATATAGCATCCGTTAAGGATCAATTTCCAAAGGTATAAATTATGGCATTAACAAAAGTAACAAGCGGAGTAAGAACACTAGGCACTGGTGAGGTAGCTACCGCTAATATGGCGACTGATCCTACTAATGCTTCAAACCTGTCTAGTGGGTCTGTTCCTTCCGCACAGTTAGGGAATGTGGATACAGACTCCATACTTAATGATATAGCTACTCTAGCACTCCACTCCGCTGTCCAGAATAATCAAGCAGCCTATAACTTATCCAATGCTTTTGTAGATCAGTTTGAGGATGATACTGGTATTGATACGGAAACTAACTGTGACAGGACATCAGGTGAGTATGTAAGTACAGATATATCTGCTGGCCCATTTGGAGGTATTGATACAAATACTGTGCTGATGTTGCACATGGATGGTGCGAATGATGGAACTACATTTACTGATTCTTCTGATTCGCCGCATACCATGACCGCAGCGGGTAATGCCCACACAGATACAGCCATAAAGAAATTTGGTACAGCATCTTATCAAGGGGATGGTACTGGAGATGAGTTATCTACGCCTGACTCTACCGACTGGGATTTCGATACAGGCAATTTTACAATAGATACATGGATATACCCCCTCAGTCTGGCGGTGGGGCAAAATGATATTGTTGCCCAAGATCCATCAGGGGATGCTGGTGCGTGGGATTTTATTCTTTCCGAAAGCGGAAAAATTGCTATGAAGGAAGGAACAAGTTATCCACCAAACGTCCACACATCGGCTTCCGTTGTGGTTTCAACTGGTTCTTGGCAACACATTGCTGCTGAGAGGGATGGGAGTACATTTAAGATGTACGTTGATGGTGTGGAGAGACATTCAGTATCAGCGTTTACGATGCCAGATATAGCAGACGTATTCACCGTTGGAGCGTCTAGACATGGTGGAGTAGGTAGTTACGGATTCAATGGGTATATAGATGAATTACGGATTTCAAAGGGTATTGCTCGTTTTGGCGGGGCTTTCACCCCACCTACAACAGCGTATGTGGCTGCTTCAACTAGTGCTACAGGGAACTTTACATCTACTACTGAAACTGCTTCCTCAACTGTTAGTACAATGGGCATTGTCATACTCTATAAGAATGATTCTGGAACCGCCACATTAGATACAGACCTGATTGCACAGGTTTCCGCTAACGGTGGAACAAACTATACGTCTGCCCCATTGACCGCTGCCGGTACGTTTTCTACGGGAATTAACATAGCGGTGGCTAACGGCGTAACAATCTCAAATACTGGCACTACTCCAAAGTATAAAATTAGTTTTGCCAACCAATCGGCTGGCGTAAAAGTTACACAAGTGCATGGTGTTGCACTACTTTACTAGGATGGTCATAATATGAGCTATATAGGAAATCAACCGCCTGACATTGGCGCATACGATGTAGAGTCCTTTAATGGTGGAGGAACATCCTTCACGCTTAAAAGGGCTGCTACTGTATCGTCAGTTCTTTTATTCATAGATGGCGTCAGGCAAACTCCAACGGATGCGTATACTGTTAGTGGCGTAACCCTAACGACTACTGCAACAACCCCATCAGGAACAGACAATGTAACAGTCATGTTCATGGGTGATGTTGTAGATATTGGCGCACCATCTAATGATACGGTAAGCACTGCTAAGATTCAGGATGATGCTGTAACTGCTGCTAAATTAGCCAACTCAATTAATACTGAGATTACTGCTAATACAGCTAAAACAGGAATTACAAGTGGGCAAGCAACTGCTATTACAGCCAACACAGCTAAAGTAACAAACGCTACACATACCGGTGACGTAACAGGGGCTACAGCCCTTACCATTGCTACTGACGCAGTAGACATTGCAATGTTATCTGCAACTGGGACAGCGGATGCTACTACTTTTCTAAGAGGAGATAATGCTTGGGCATCTGCTGGTGGTGCTAACACTCCAGCGTTTATGGCATACCCAACTGGGACAGCCCAAACACTCCCAGACAACGCATATACAAAAGTTAATTATAATACTGAAGCATATGATACCGACGATGCCTACGATCATACCACCAATTATAGGTTTACAGTTCCAGCCGGAGAGGGTGGTAAATATCTTTTTACTTATTTCGCTGACCTAAATGATGGGCATCTAACTCACGCAACGTCATACTTGAGGGTAAATAATACTTCTGTAACTTCAGTTGAGAATGATTTTTCAGGCTCTGTTCACCCAGTTTGGGGTATTCCTATCTCAATTGTTTTACCTTTATCTGCTGCTGACTATGTAGAGTTTTTCCAGTATGTCAACACAAGTGATGGCGGAACCACAATGATTCAAACTCAACCTGCTGGTTATTATCAGGGTTGGTTTAGCGGTCACAAGTTGATAGGGGTATAGAATGATTACATCAAAAGGATTAGAAAGACTTAGGTTCCATCCCCGCAATGATTTTATTTTGGAAGATGTTGGTTCTGGAGTATATATAGCAGAATGGAAATCAGATCAACCACAACCATCTGAGGCAGAAATAGAAACTGCTCATAATGAATGGCAGGTAGAATGGGACGCACAAGAATACTCCCGCAATCGCGCCGCAGAATACCCACCCCTTAATGACCTAATCGTAGCCCTATGGGAAGGAGTAGTAGAGGAACGCATGGCATCAATAATGGAACTAGAAGCACAACGCCAGGCAGTGAAGGCGAAGCATCCTAAACCCTAATGGCTCTTATTGCAATAGATAGGGTAGGTGAGGTTGGCATAGTTAAGGAGACTGCTCCTTGGCAACTTCCACCCAATGTCTGGAGTGACGGCAATAACGTCAAGACAGAAGAGGGTTCTATAAAGAAGACCCCAGGTTATTCAGAGGTTATGAAAACCTGCCCGGTAGCACCCTACCATATTATCCAAATAACTCTTGGAATTCCTGAGTTCTGGGTTGTTGGTGGGCTTAGCACTATCTACGCGTACGATAACACTGGGTCGGCTACTCTCCTTGACGGTGGGATAAACGATAGCGTTACAACAGTTACTGTAGACAGTACAGCTGAATTTGAATCAGTTGGTACTATCACCATAGGCACAGAGAATATAACCTATACAGGTAAGACAGCTACCACGTTTACAGGGTGTGCAAGAGGTGCTGATAGTACCACTCCCGCTATACATCTTGACGATGCTGCTGTAACTAGGTCATCAAAGTGGTACGACATCACCCGCACTTCTGGGGCGTATTCCACTACAGCGTCAGAGAACTGGACATCTACAGTTATAGGTGGTGTCCTGGTTATGACTAACAACTTTGATAAGCCTCAGTATTGGGAACTTACAAATGGTACTCCCCTGTCATCTACGAAGATGCAGGACTTGACCAACTGGCCTAGCCTTACTTTACTGGATGGCGCGATAACCAGCACGTCAGCAACAACTGATATTGATGTAGATAGCACCGACGACTTTCCAACTTCTGGCACGTTTAAAGTTGACAGTGAAGACATATCTTATACAGGAAAAGATGCTACTACATTTACTGGTATCTCCAGGGCACAGAATGGTACGACAGGCGCAACCCATTTAGACAATGCCCCAGCATTTGTCAATGTGTACGCTAAGTCTATTAGAGCGTTTCGCTCTTTCCTTATCGCTTTGAATATAAAAAGGGGTGGTGTAGCTTACCCTAGAATTGTTAAGTGGAGTACGGAATCTGGCATACAGGGAGTTCCCAGTTCGTGGAATGAAACGACGAGCACGGTTGATGCTGGCGAGTTCGAATTGGCAGATACGAAGGGTGATATTCAGGACGGTCTTCAGTTAAGGGATACGTTCATGATCTATAAGGAAGATTCCACTTACTCCATGAGTTTTGTGGGTACTCCCTTTATCTTCTCCTTCAGGCAGCTATCTCCCACGATTGGGGCAATAGCAAAGAACTGCGTAGCTGAGTTTGATGGTGGTCATGCTATCTTTGGTAAAGGTAATTTCTATATAAATGATGGTCAACGCTTAAAGCCTATACTCCCACAGAAGTTAAAGGAGTATGTGTTCTCTAGTATTGATGGTGAGAACGTAGAGAAGTGTTTTGTCTCTGCCGATTATGGCAGGACTGAAATATTATTTTGTTTTACGTCAGGCGATTCAACAACCACAACCCCAGATAAGGCTGTTATTTGGAACTATATAGCCAATACATTTGTAATAAGAGATTTACCTGGTGTTACCCATATGGGTTTCGGTAATGTAGCAAACCCAGCATCATTCTCTACCTGGTCGGCTGCTACATCGACCTGGACTACTGCTATTGGTCCTTGGGTGATGAGTTATGATGCAAAAGATAAAGTTCTTCTGTTTGTAGACCCAACAAATACTAAACTATATAGAGATCGCTCAGGTAATAAAGAAGATACTACAAACATGACCTCTTTTATTGAGAGGACAGGTATAACCCTAAATGAACAAGGTCAACCAGACCACACCACAGTAAAGCGTATCAGTTCTATTTGGCCTAAGATGTCTATTGATGGTAGCGATAGTATTTTAATATATCTTGGCACCCAGATGTCTACTGAGGGTGGTATCTCATGGAATGCACCTGTAAGTTTTAATCCAGACAGTCAGTCTAAGGTGTCTGTCAGGGGTACTGGCAAACTGTACGCAGTACGATTTGAGTCAACTACAGATATGGCTTGGGAGTTGGATGGTTATACTATAG